ATACTGCTAATAATCAAGGGGTGGATCGTTTTTTGTTGATAAACGTTTGTTCATACTGATAGCCTGTTCAGTTCACGCAAACATTCCGGGGGGTCGGTAAGTGTCTGAACTTGAAAGAGATATCCAAAGGATGACCGCAGTTCTTCTCGATGGGATGCGCTTGGTCTGGTTCCACCCGCCGAACGGCGCCTACCTCGGCGGCTCGAACCGAGCCCGAGCCGGCGCCCAGATGAAGAGCCAAGGTCTCAAAGCTGGGGTGCCCGATGTCGTGATCTTGACGCCGGCGCCGACCAATGGCAAGCCATGCTTCATCGAGCTCAAGACGAAGACGGGCCGGCTATCTCATGACCAATTAGTCTGGAGGGATAAGCTGATCGAGCTCGGGTACAATTGGGCACTCTGCCGCCATGTCGATGATGTGCTTAGTATTCTTGACGAGTGGGGGTTCGATGTCATCCCGAAAAAGAACCCGATGCTTCGGCCGCATCCAATGCAGTTGACTCTCACCTGAACATGTGAGTAGTATGGCCTCGACACTCTCTCCCTGTGTCCGAGAGCCCGGTCGCCTAGGGGTTGGCGCCGGGCTTTTTTATTGTTAGGGTGAGAGTAGGGGGAGAGTAACGGACTGCAATCCGCTTCCTCAACTGTTCGGTTGAACGGTCTCTGACCGGGGACACAGCCTCCTTGTCGTCCATCTTCCCGGATAAGCGACTTGGGGGCTGTTCATTTTGGGGGGATGACAGCGAAGCCTCGGTCGGCCCAAGCTTGGATCGCTTCGACCGGGCCGTGAACCTGACCTCTGATCCGGTCGTCGCCGACGTAGGTCGGAGACCACCGGCGAGCTCCGGCGACCCTTCCGATATTCCGGTCGAGAGTCGACTGGCTGACGGTCGTGAGGTCGACGTCGTAGATCGGCCCAAGCCAACCATTGCCGGCTTCGGATTGAAACCAGTGGCGAGACGGGACACATCCAAAGGCATCGGCGACCCGCTCGACCATGCCTCGGATGTCAGATCGTCGACCCTTGGGCAGCTTGGTCCGTTCCCATTCCATAACGGCCGGAGGGGTCCGGCCGACGTAGATCAGGATCGGGGGTTCGTCGTCTCGGCGGATGTGCCGAGCTCGGGCGATGGCTTGGACGGCGATCGCGAACGTCTTCTGCTTCGCCTCGGTCTCCCAATCGAGACCGGATAGCCGACACTCAGCTTGGATCGATCCGAGGTTCGGCGTCGGGTCGCCGAGACATATCCAATTCTTGACCGCGGCGAAGCGATTGGTGCCGCGGTCATCCCGGCCATAGTAGGCCCAACGGATCGAGTCGTCGATCTCTTCACCGATGGCGGCGAGTCGCCGATGGGTGATCACCCCGATCTCGCCGGGTTGGGTCACGGTCCGAAGCCAGCCGAGAAGACGTCGAACCCGTTCGACTGCGGTCGAGTAAAGAGCTGAACCGGCAGTGAACTGGCCAGTGTCGAGCCAGATCGACCGGAGGGGGTCGGCACCCATGACCGGGATCGCTCGGCGTCGGATGTGCCGACCAGTCACCGACCCGAGTGACTCGGTCGTATACTCGGCGGTCGCGTCGAGGAGGATGACATTACCTTCGGGTAAGGGGTTCGACCTCCTCACCTCAAGAGACCACTCACCCCGAAGGCAGCTGACCTCGGCGGTCGCGGTCGGGTCAAGGGCTCCAAGTAGGAGCTCCCAAGCTTTGACCGATGGCATGTTGGCGCCGACCTTCAACCCCTTCCTCAAGACATCGGGCGGCGGGAAGGGGGGCGGTCGGCTGCCATCAAGATTCTTGATGAGGTCTCGGTCGATCAAGTCGAAGAGGGCGGCACGCTGGCCATGGGCTTCGGCCCGGTGCCTCACAGTCCAAGCCTCGCAAGCCGACCAGATATCCATCAGATCGGACTGATGAAGGTTGCCTTCAACCTCCATCCATCTTCGACCGATCCCGAAGGGGGCGGCCCGATAGAGGGAGGCGACGTCATCTCTTGAGACCACGTCGAGTCGGACCGGCTCGGGCTGCTCGTCAACGATTGTCAGATGGGCCTCGGTCGCAAGGTGGCTCATCCCGTGGACAGAGAAGTTCACGCCGGCCCGAAGGCGCTTGGTCTTTCGAGCTGAACAGGTATCCCAGAGGTGACACCGACTATCGCCCCTCGAGGTGATGGCACCGCAAAGAGCTCGCCGCCCTCCTCGCTTGCCGCCTAGTCGATAGTACTTGGCGGCCTCTTCGTTCCACACTTGGCAGCCTTGAGGCAGACCCTTAATATGTTGGGTCGGGATCTCGGGGTAGCGGGCAACGAAGGCGATCATGATCTCTTCGGCGAGATCATGGTTCGGCGCCAAGAAGAAGACCCGGCCTCGCTCTCGGCCTTCGAAGTTGTCGCCGGCCTTGTTGGTCCGGTCGACCGCGAACTCTTCGAGGGCAACCTCGGCGGCGAGGTCGATGGCCGCGTGGGTCTTCCCGGCGCCGGCGGCGATCTGAATTGTCTGGACCTCACCGTCGCGGCCGGCAGCTCGCCGGGCATCTCTCAACTCCTCGAGGAGGGATGCTTGGGCGTCACTGAGTAGCACTGGCCGCCGATGGGTGACCCCGGCCCGAGTCAGCTGCCTCGCCTCATCCGGGGTCGGCCCATAAATATCGGAGAGGTCACCGACCCGACCCAGCTGAGCGAGTCGGACGTTGGTCACCTTCGACAAGATCTCGGCCGCCTCCCGACCACAAGCTTCACCGATCCCGACCGACTCGCCGGGTCGAGGGGTATCGCCCACGTGAGGTATGATCGTCACCTCGGCGGGTCGGCGCTTGGCTATCCGCTCGGCACACTCGGCCATCGCCGTCGCGTTGGTCGATCCGATCACAATGTGGTTAGGCCAGATCCGACTGGCGAGTAAGTAGTCGGGACCACCTTCGACCAGGATCACCTTGCTCGACTTGTCGATCACTTGCATCCGGCCGAAGCAGATCCAACCTCCGCCGGTGTCGGCCGACCGGAGGAAGAGTGACTTGGGCTGGTCACCTTCCTCGTCGCCGATTGCCATCCGCCTCGATACATTCCGAACATTCCCGTACTCATCCCGAAGAGCGATCAGGAGTCGGCGGTCAATCGGTTGACACTGCCTCGCCAACCAAGCACCTGATCGGCCGGCTGGCATATGGGCGGCGACCATCACATCGGGATGATGGCCGAGGTGTTGGCACACATCGAAGCGCCAACCCCGACCAAGCGCCCAAGCAGTCGAGAGCGCCGGGTCTCGGTCTCGATAAGCCTCCGACCAGGCGATCGGCACATTCCGCCGAGCCTTCGCCGCCTTCTTCGGTTTGGGGTCGGCCGGCCCCGACTGGTAGTTAACGTCTCCCCACTTAGCGAGCCACCGGGCCGAGTGGTAGTCGCCTCGAGGCATACACCTGAAGCACCACCAAGTACCGATCTGGTCGTTGTGACCTTGGGCGGTTCGCTTGTTCAACTTCCTTTGGTCATCACACTTCGGACACCAGAAGGCGACCTTGTCACCGCCTTGGATCGTCTTCGGGTTAAGCCCGAGATCTTGAAGCAATTCTCTTAAAGTACTCATCCCCTCTCCCATACCTATTAGCAATACTGCTAATACTGGTTCAAGATGGTGGTCTTGTAAAGGGGTAACCATCGATTATTACTGACCGAAATATAGGGGGTCAAAATATGCTCACGTAAGTGTATGATATTAAAGGATGTATGCGTAATAGGATCGCCGAGATCGGTCTAATCAGGGTTAGATCAGGGCATGATCGGCGCCCCTGCTCATGTAAGTGTATGATATTAAAGGATGTATGCAATAAGCGTTATAATGTATATGCGCGTAGCAATGTCCGGGCCAAACTTTATTTAAAAATATTAGCAATCGCCCCCTATATTACTGAACAGATATATAGTACAGTATAGCTAATAGGAGGTGTCCGATGGAGACTATGTTGATGAAGCTACTCCAGGCCAGGAACATAACCAGGTATCGGCTTGGTAAACTCATGGGGATCGAGCCCTTATATATGGGTATCCTCTACCAAACCATCGCCGGGAAGCGAGTATGGAGAGTCGATTATCTGTCGAGAATCCTCCGAACCCTGGATGAGATCAGGTCGATATCAAGGGCCGAGTCGGATCAGGTTGTCCGAGCACTACTCGAGGCTGGCATCGATGATCAGTAAGAAGGAGGCGGCCGCTCATCTCGACGAGATTCAGATCAGCGATCAGGCGGTCGCCCACTTCGACGAGATCCACCTCACAGGGCAGCGGGTCAGGCTGACCATCACTTACTACCCACCACTCATCAACGGGGCCGGAGGGGCCTTTAGGGTGCGCCTATGGATAGGTGGCGACATCGTCGCCGAAGGTGACACCATCACTCAGACCATCAACCAACACAGGGAGAAACATGTTGGAACGAAATGAGCACCTACTCACTTTGATCTGTACCGAGATCGCCGAACGTGAGTCAAAGATCCGAATGATGAAGGCCGAACTCGTCGGCCTCAAGGCGGCCTTGGCAAATCATGTGCCGGCCGAGACCAAGCTGTCGACACCCCAACTGACAGCTTCTTGGCGGTCGACTCGGCGCCGAACCTCCGAGACCCAGACCGAACTCTTCGAGCTGATCACCCGGCTCGACCTCGACCCTGAGCGGTTCGGTCGATGGCAATTCACCGTCGATCAGAAAGCTGTCGATGAAGGCGTCGAAGATGGCGTGCTTGATCAAGCCGATGTCGATGCGGCGATGCCCATCGGTCAGGCGACCCTCACCTATCGGATGAAGGAGTGACCAATGCCAGTTAGCAAAGTCAGCCGAGCCGACATCAGCCTCTTCGGCAAGGGGATGGTGCATGAATGGGGGTTCAGAGAGCGTGAGCCGGTGACCGATGACGGGGCGATAGCTAAGGCCACCGTCATCCGGCTGATCGACAGGATGAAAGGATGGCAACACCTCCGGCCATACTTGGCGCTACCTTACTCGACCCCTGGGTTCACTGATGACATCTATGTCGAGATCATGTCTCAGGCATGGCGGAAGGGATGGACTGCCCAGGGGCGGCCATCGACCCGGGTCGGGAAGTGCCTACTTGCCAAGTCGATCCGGGTCGGTGTCCATCGGACAGATCTGATCGAGTGGATCAGGAACCACCCGAGGGTCGTCGACGCCGATGATCTCCGATGGGATCAGCTCCGACTCTATGACAGACCTGGCCTCATGTTTGATCAGTGGCTTGAGATCCTCGAGGCGAATGAAAAGGGCGATGACCTATGGCCCGCCCTTGGGTATGACGATGGCGAGTCGATGCCATTCGGAGAGACGACCAGATACTTTGAGGCGGTCGAAGCCTACGCCGCTCGACTTCATCAAATCAAGATGAGCCGAGCCTATGCCGAACTCGTCGAACCGACCCAGCTCGCCGAACCGACCCAACTGGCCGATCAGCCGGCCTTCGACTTCAGCCCGCCAAACGAGTTCGAGACCCGCAAAGATATGGGCTCGAGGGGTGAGCTTGCCTTTCGGTCAGCGCTGATCCACGTCGCCGAACGGGCGGGGGTCAGCCTACTGATCCGACACGTCGGTCTATCCGGAGATGGCCGAGGGGTTAAGGCCGATCTGACCCGGCCGGGCACGTCGTACAGGATCAGCTGTCCAGACTTCCTCATTCAGGTGAGCGGCGACCCGGCCGCCGACGTCGAGGTCGAGGTCAAGACTCGAAGCCGATGGCATCCGAATGGGCCGGGCCTGAATGAAGCAGAGTATGACACCCTCCGACTATGGGCGGCACACTCGCCGAAGGAGATCCTCGTCGCATTCGTCTGCGTCGATGGCCGAATGTGTTGGGTACCCTTTCGGGCTCTTCCGAAGGTGCCGTCAAGTGAATGGCATTCAGTTGGCTGGGAGCACGCGAGGAACATCGCCGACATCATCGATCACATCTGCCCTGAACAGGTGGTACCCTCCGCGAGGGAAGTATGAAGCCCGGACCGAAGACCTTGACGCCCGAGAAGCGGACCTTACTCTTGAGGGCATGCGAGACCGGCACGCCGCCGACCCTCGCCTGCCGGATCGCGGGCATTCCCCCGACGACCTTCAAGAAGTGGATGGCGAAGGGTCGGGCCGGCGACCCAGCCTATGAAGACATCTTCAACGATGTCGAGCAGGCGACGGCCGGGGTCGTCTACCTCTTAACATCTCGAGTACTTGAGGCGATCAACGAGGCCGATCCGAACATCGCCGGCCGGCTGGCACTCGATGCGCTCAAGTGCTATTACCCACAATACTTCTCGACCGGCCGTCACCAAATCGAGACGACGGTCGCCGAAGAGCCTCTTGACCTGGCAGCCGAGATCGTCGGTCACTCACTTCAGAGTCAAGGGCAGATCACCGACCGCCGGGTCAAGGGGTTGATGACCGGCGAGGCCGAGGTGCTTGAGGCCGATGAGACCGACTGAGCTTCAAGCCGAAGTGGTCCGGGCGATGCTTCGCCGAGATCGGGTCATCGCGATCCGGGCCGGCTGGGGTGCGTCGAAGACCTCGGCGCTCGTCTTCGCGGCGTTGGTCAATGGTCGGCAGTATCCAGATCGGAGCTCGCTACTCATCACCGACACCGCCGACCGGTACAGATCGGTCCATCATCCGGAGATCGAGAAGTGGGCGACCAGTGAGGAATACCTGAGTCGATGGAGTTGGGAGGCGACCGACAAGAGATGGATCGCGCCGAACGGTCATTCGCTTTGGGTCAGATCCTACTTCCGACCATCGACCCGGTCTTCGAGTCACAACCCACTCGAGGGGCTCAACATCTCCTCGGGGTTGGTCATCATCGACGAGGCCCAATGTATCCCGAGGGAAGCGGCGACCAAGGCAATCGGCAGAATCCGGACGGGTGATCCATGCATGGTGATCGCCGGTCTGCCGGTCGCGCCTTGTTGGTGGGTCGATATGGCCGAGGGTGCCGGGTGCCGGCCGATCTTCTATACATCTCGGGCGAACCCTCATCTCTCGCCGGAATGGTTCGAGACTGCTCGGGCGACGTTGACCCCTGACGAGTACGACTCGATGATCATGAACCGGCCCAAGCCTCCGAGCGGGTCGGTGTATCAGGAGTTCGGCGAGGCGAACATCGTCGACGGTTGGCAGTACCGACCCGAGCTCAAGACCCGGGTCGCCATCGACTTTGGCTTGAGGCAACCTTGCGCCGTCTTCATCGCCCACGATCCCGAGCTCGGGGTCGATGTCATCTTCGACGAGGTCGCACCTCGAGACGTCACCCTTGATCAGTTCATCGAGGCCATCCTCGCCAAGGCATGGCCGAGGGGGTCAGCCGAGCTCGCCGACGATGATCGGATCTGGCTCGATGAAGCGGTCGGCGACAAAGCCGGCCATCAACGATCCGACCGGACCCTGACCTCATCCATCCAAGAGATGAGGCGGCCGGCGCCAGATGGGATCGGACTGCCGATCCGAACGACGACCGACGCGACCCGGGTCGACATCGTCAACGGGGTTCAGCGATTGAAGCGCGCCTTCCATCATCGGAAGTACGTGGTCACCCGTCAATTTTATGACGAGGGGGTCGGGCGTCGAACATCATTCAGGCGAGCGCTCGAAGGGTACCGTTGGGATGGCACCGGGCTCAAGCCAATCAAGGACGGCTCCGAGCATGTGCTCGATGCCCTTAGATACGACTGCATTCATTACCATTGGGGTGCTGAGGTTCAACCCCTAACTCACCGATCTCGTAAGGGGTCGATCAAACTAAGGACAAGATTTTAATGAGTATTCTATGGAGGAATTGGCCGGTCCATAATCTGATCGGACACCCGATCAGCGAGATCGCCTACTGGATTCTTTGCCTAGGGTCAAAGACCCGGGCGACCGCGGCGAGTCGGTGGATACATGATCAGACACTACCGAAGAATCGAGGCGAGAATGTATAACAAGATCGTGATAGTCGGCAACCTCGGGCGGGACCCTGAACGGAAGGGCGGCGACCGCGGGCCGGTCACCTTCTCGGTCGCCACCTCGGAGCGTTGGCGGTCGAATGAAGGTGAAGACAAGGAAGAGACCCAGTGGCATGAGTGCACCGCCTGGGGGAAGTTGGGCGACGTATGCCTTCAGATCCTGGCGAAGGGTGACCGAGCCTTGGTCGAGGGGGCGCTCGAGTATAATGAGTATGAAGGGAAGAAGTACGCGCGGATCAAGATGAGGGAGATGAAGAAGCTCTCACCTCGGAGGGAAGGCGGCCAACCCAGTCGAGGCAGCTGGGGTCAGGCCCAACCCGATCAAGGTGGATGGGGTCAGGCTCAGCCACCGGCCCAACCTCAGCCACCGACCCAACCTCAGCCACCGGCCCAACCCAATCAAGGCGGATGGGGTCAGCCTCCGCCCAATCAAGGCGGATGGACCCAACCTCAGCCACCGGCCCAACCTCCGATCCAACACAAGACGAGTCATGTCGCCCAACCGACCGGCGACGACCCGATCCCATTTTGATGAGCCTATGTCTACTGGCCGCCTTCCTCAGCTTCGAGGTTCACGCGGGCAAGTCGGTCACCGATCAGTCATCCACCTATCAAACTAAGTGGGCGCTGAACTCTTTGGGCCGGTCGGTCGCCGAGTGCACCCGACTCTATCGGATAGCCAAGCGTCGAGGTCTCGACGTCCATTGGGTGATCGCGACTGGGGTGGTCGAGTCGGGTCTCAACCCAGACAAGGTCTCGTCGAAGGGGGCAAGGTCGTCGATGCAGACCTACCGGAAATATTCAGCTTGCGGCGACTGCCATCTTCGGGAGAGCGGGGCGATGATCGCCGATTGGCTGGTGAGGGACTACGGCCATTGTGACGGCGCGGCGAGGTACAACGCCGGGCCGAGGGGAAGCTGTGAAGGGGTCGGCGGCGACTACGCCCGGCGGGTGATCCGGACCTACCTCAAACTGATCGAGCATGAGCTGGGGAGACTCAATGCAACTAAACCTATTCGACTATCGAGACCCTGACCCCGAGCCAACGCCGGAGCCAGTCAGGTCGAACCTCATACCCTTTCGACCGTCGCTCTCGGTCGAGCTCTTCGGCCCGGGCCGCGTGGTCTCGGCAGCTCGCGACGACCTTCGGCGCCGGGTCGACCGACTGGTTGATCGGGTCGGGTGTCGAGCCAGCCTACCGGCCGACCCGAGCTCGGTCGGGTCAATCGTTTGGCGGATGGCTTGGTCGCGGATGACCTCGACACCTCCGCCGGTGCCGGGCTCGCCGGTCTGGCTCGCCGCCAAGTCTCGCCGCTTAATCTAACTTGCCGCCGGCAGGCCGAACACTCTCAGCCTGAATGAACGGTCGGTCGGCTCGGGGGGGCGCGTGCCCCCCCACTTTATTTAGGAGGCTAGGCGATCACGCCTAAACCGGAAGCGACTTCCTATTTGAAAAGGTGGACATGTGTCCACCTTTCGTCGAAGATCTAGACACACGCGTCACGGGCGGGCCGGCACGTTAACCAAGAAAGGAATCTCGATAGAGTCGTGTCGGCATGCCCTGACTTTGTCCGGTGACGAGTGGTCGGATCGTCTTAAGACTATAGCCCTATTCCTCGGTTAACCTCGGGGCGAGCTTTGAAGGGGTGGGCTCCCTACTCTTCAACTTCAGGTCGAAGGAGCGGGCGGACGGTCGGAAGGGGAGAGACCTTGATCGGTCGGCGGGTCGACTCGAAGAGGATGAGGGGGGTGTCATCATCGACGCCAACCTCGAGGCGCTTGATGGTCCGTTCGAGCTCGAGTACTCGCTTCTTCAAGGCATTGTTGCGCCGGCTCAACTCGGTCAGCGCCTCACCGATCACGTTCTGATTCGCCGCGAGGGTGTCATAGGTCTCGGCGAGCTGACCCCGAGTCGCGTCGAAGCGTTCGGCGGTGCGGTCGGCGTCGGCACCTTGCATCGATTGGAGTGACCCAAAGACGCCGGTGATGACCGCAGTGATCAAGGCGGCCCGGTGGCTTGTGCTCAACGGCCGGACCGGTTCAGCGATAGTGTCCTCAGAGTTCACAATCGGCATGCTATCCCCTCGGAGGCGGCAGGAAGTAACGGCCGACCATCTCCCAGAGACCGACCGCGGCGGCGCCGAGCACAAACCCGTGAGTGATGGCTGTGACCGGCGGCCGACCCGCGGCGAAGACCGTGCCAATGCTAAACAAGATCCCAAGTGCCGGCGCGATCCATGGGGTGTATTCGGCCGGTACATTCCGGAAGGCTTTGAGTCGACGGGCGCCGAAGACTAAGAGCATAAGGAAGAGGCCAGTGGCTACCCCATACTTCTTCTTCCGGAAGGCGTTGACCATCAAGGTCGCGAGGTCGAAAGCCTCGGCGGGCGAGCTGATCTCGGTCCGACCTTCGGGGGGAATGGGCGGGTCAGCCGATGCCGAGATCGGCATGAGAAAGAGGGCGATGATGATGGATCGGAAGATCATTATAAACCTCTCGTCAACAAATGGATTGAACTACTGAAAAAATATTTATATATTATATCACAAGATGGTTGACAACCCTTGGCAAAACTGAACGGCGCATCAATGGGATTCTTCGATTACTTCAAGCGGAAACCACGGATCGCGCCCTACCTGCCGGCCGAACATCCGAACTATCGGGTGAGGGGTAATCGAGGCACCGTACTCTCGGGCGGCCGGATCTCTGGGATCGAGCAGAACCCCGAGGTCATCGGGGTTAACTGGATCACTGAATGCCAATCGATGCTTCGGACTGATCCGATGGTCGCCGTCAGCTGGCGGCTCATCAAGCAGACCCTGCTCTCGGCCGATTGGGAATGGATACCAGGCGACGAGGCCGACCCGGTCTCTCGGCAAGTCGCCGACTATGCCAACCAGTCCTTCGGGTTCGCTGGCTATCCCGGCGAGATGTCGGTGAGCTGGGAAGCTCAGCTTGATTACCTGCTCGAGTATATCCCATATGGATATAGATATGCCGAAGAGCTTTACAGATACGGTCACGGCGAAGACGGCGGCCGGGTCTGGCTCGAGCGGTACGCCGACCGAATCCCGGCAGCTCACCTCAAGTGGCTGTCGAGAGATGGCCAGACCCTTGACGGTGTTCAGCAACGGCTGACCGGCACCGCCGAACCACCCGACCCTATCCCGGCGAACAAGCTTCTTCTCCTCACCCATGGCCGCGAGGGCGCCAACTTCGAAGGGTGCGGCCTACTCCGGCCGGCCTATTGGCACTACCGATCCAAGCAGCGGATCTCGAATCTACTTCAGATCGGGGTCGAACGTTGGGCGGTGCCGACCCCAGTGGTCAAGGTGAATCGCGAGGCAGCTGAAGCCGGAGGGTACAACCAAGAACAGGTCGAAGCGTTGATCGACCAGGCCGAGTCTCAGGCCCTCGCCTACGTCTCGGCCGAGTCATCCTACCTGGTCGAGCCGAGCGCCGTCGTCTCCTTCGAGAGCTATGGAGCCTCGGGCGAGTTGAACGTCGGAGGGGTCGAGGCGGCTATCGCCATGTGTGACACCCAGATCGCGACGTCGATGATGACTCAGATGATCAACCTCGGAGTCACCGACACCGGGTCGAGGTCGGTCGGCGAGGTTCACGCCAACCTCTTCAGAAGATCCTGTGTCAATCTACTCGACACAGTCTCGAACGCGGTCAGCGGACCCGACCGGGCCGGAGGGGGCACCATCGGCCGGCTCGCCCGGTTCAATTTTGGTGCTCACATCCGGCCGGCCCAATTGCCTCGGCTGGTTCACACCGGGCTCGACTCGGATCAGCTGGCCGAGTCTCTCATCAACCTGCCGGCGCTGGTTACCGGCGGACTGCTGACACCCGACGACGAGCTCGAGTCAGCGATCCGACAGCGGATCGGGGTGACCTCTGAGCTGACCGAAGAGAATCAGCGGAGCGCGCTCGAGCGGACCTCGGCGGGCATGGGTGCCGGCGCGGCGCCGACCGCACTCGCCGAGCAGTACATCAGATTAAGAAGGGGGTTGAAGCATGCCTCTACCAAATGAACACAGCGCCAGACAGCTGCCGCCCAACCAGTTCGACAAGGTCACGCTGAAGCGGCGGACCGGCGACGGTGGGATCGTCATGATCGTCGGCCGATTGGCATCAACTAAGAAGTACGCGGTCCAGACCGTTCGATGCGACTCGACCCGGTTATCGGTCGGCGACTTTCGGCAGTGGCTAGTCGGTCACAACTACCGGACCGATCAGATCGTCGCCGCCAAGAAGCTGTCGGAGATGAAGGCGGTCGCCTACTCCGAAGTGGTCACCGGCGACCGTGACCTCGAGGTCGTCGTCGACGATGACCTGTCGGTCGGCAAGCCCTTCAAGACATTGGCTTGCGGCCCGATCTCATCGAGGATGACCGGCGAGGAGATCGGGGTCATTACCCCCGAGCTGCTCAAAGAGCTGGTTCGGGTCTATCACGACCGACGCGACCTCGACCCAGTCATCATCGACTGGTGTCATGCCTCGAGTGATGACCAGGCGCCTATTGAAAACACTATCTCACTCGGTCAGATCGTTGACATGTATATCGAGGCCGACTGCCTTTGGTGCGTGCCGGCCTATTCTGATCGGGGCCAAAAGTTGGTCAGCGAGTCGTCGCCGCTCTGGTCTAGTCCGGAGTTCCTTCAAGGCGACGTCTATGATCGACGAGATGGATCTCGGGTCGGCAACGGTCAGATCCTCGCCATCTCATTGACACCGAGACCGCAACAAACGGTCGACAAACTAACCAAGATCACACTAAGTGAGGGACCTATGGAGAATGAGAACATGGCGGCCGGGGCGAGCGATGCCTCGGAGGTCGAAGCGATCCGAGCCGAGAAGGAAGCCTTGGAGGCTGAGGTCGAGCGACTCCGATCTGAGCTCGAGTCGATGAAGGCTTCGGCGATGGCCGAGGGCGAGACCGCCGAAGAAGATGAGAAGGATGAGGACAAAGTCGAAGCGGCCGAAGAGGTCGTCGAGGAAGATGAGGAGAAGGAAGAGGTGAAGCTTCGCGAGCGCATCCTACTCTCCGAGCAACAAGGCCAGATCAAGCGGCTAAGTGATGAGCTCGCGAGCATCCGCCGAGACCAGAAGGCGGAGCGCCGGCAGGCGAAGATCCGACAGCTCTGTGAGCTCGGCAAGATCTCACCCGCCGAGGTTGGGTCGGCTGAGCGCCTATACAATCTCGACCGGAAGTTGTTCACCGAGATGTTTGAGACCCGGCCGGCGAACAGCGCCGTCAACCTCTCCGAGTTCGGTCATGGGTACGGAGCTCCCGAGCAACCGACCCGGGCCTCGGTGGATAAGAGTGTCAAGAAGTTGGCAGAAGACCGGTCGGTTGACTACGCGACCGCGTTGAAGTTGTACCGAGAGAATCATGCCGATGAGTACCTACAGGCGATGAAGGGAGGTCGGTAAGATGGCCGGTCAAAATGATCACAGGGTAGAGCGGACCTCTCTATGTAATGGAACCGTCGGCGAGTTCAAAGTCGTCAAAGGGGTCGCGGATGGCAAGATCGAGCAGGCGACCGCGGCGACCGAGCAGTCGGTCTGTGGAGTCGCTCAGGTCTCAGGTGTCGCCGCCGATAACATCCGGACGGTAGTCTTCGGGATGACCACGGCCATCGCCGGCGCCGCCTTGGATTCAACCAACGCCGCCGACTTCAATCTGATGGTCGATGCCCAAGGGCGCCTGATCACTTGGGCCGGCGGCGCCGGCACCGAGTACTGTGTCGCTCAATGGGTGCCGAGTGCGGCCCAACCAACTGCCGCGGCCGACGATCAGATCTCGGTCATGTTCACCGGCACCATCGGCCATCGGGCTTAAGGAGTAGATCATGCCAGGTTATTCATCATTTCATCCAGTCGACGAGATCTTATCGTCGCTGGCTCTTTCGGCCGTGCCGAGCGACAATCAGCTGATTGCCGATCAGGTACTCGAGCCGATCAACATTCCCGAGCGAAGCTTCACCCTTCTCATCGAGAACACCCGAAACTTCATGGGCGATGCCTCGAAGGGTGCACTTCGGGCACCGGGCACACCTCGCGAGCAGATCGCCTCCTTCGCCCGGACCAACACGACCGGCAAGGCCAACATCTATGGCCTCGAGGATTCCATTCCGATGGAAGACATTCGAGACAGCCAGTTCCCTGGATCTGAGGAAGAGCGACTCGCCCGAAAGGTCGGCCGAGCTCTGAAGATCAAGAAGGAGAAGCGGGTCGGTGATTTGCTCTTTTCCGCCGGCACCGGTTGGAACACAACCAACATCGGGGTTGTGTCCACCGCTTGGAACGTCGCCGGCGGCGAGCCCCTGACCGATCTTCAAGAGGCATACGACCGCGCCTTCGCCGGCGCCCATGGCATCCCCCCCGATACCTTGGTCATCGGTTACAATGCCTTCAGGGCCATCTGCCGCAACCCAGAGGTGAGGTCATACGTCGGTTCAACTGCTAACGGGTTGGCCGCGGGCAATCAGATCCTGACTCATGAAGCGGCGCTTCAAGTGCTTCGAGATGTGATCGGCGTGCCCAACGTCTTCTTCGCTCCGGCCCGATACGAGTCAGCTGTGCCGGGTGCGGCGAGCTCCGAGTCGTTCATCTGGAACAATGAGTCAGCTTGGATCGGCATCCTTCGGGGTTCCGACGCCATCGTCTCTTCGACCGGCGCGGTAAAGCTCATGCCTTTGGCGATGGCCGACTTCCAGTTCGAGCCGACCAAGGCGGGCCAATACGATTCACTTGATCTCGTCAACCGGTTCGTCTGGGCTGAAGAGTCTTGCACCGAGAAAGTTCTCGACACCAACTTCGGCGAGCTGCTGACGAATACTCTGTGATGGATCATGGCGTGCACTTGCGGACATACGATCAGACTATCCGAGACCGGAGATCGGAAGGCGAGCCGAGAGCTCAGTCAGCAGATCCGCAATGCTCGCAACCCTGCCGAACGTGATCTACTCACGTCTCAACGGGCGATCCTCGACAGCGAGATCAAGACCACCCAAGTCTTCCGATCATCGGTCGAGGATGCCCGGCGATCAATCGTGTCCAACCTCAGATCATTTGAAGGGCAGCTGCCTGGCTTGCCCCGAGACGAGATCCGCCGGATCGTCCGCGAGTCGGGCCTCGACCAAGCGATGCTCGCGACGGTCGAGACCGGCGTCTCATCGATGCTCCCACCAGTCTACCAGAGTGTATCAGCCGGGGTCGGCGACCTCGATGAGCTGATGAAGCTGAAGGTCGAGGCGGTCGACTACACCGAGACTCAAGTGCTCGTCGGCGACACCATCGGATCACTCTTCGAGGATAAGGTGTTGCCTACCTTCGAGGGTACGATCAACGCTCACGTCGCCAACGCTGATTTGACCGGAGATATCGCCGGAGCTGTCAACAATATCGATGCACAACTAGCCCAAAACATAACGACACTGGCCACTGAAGCGAGGACCAAGGCCTCGGCCTTATCACGGGCCGCGACTCAGATGAGCGCTCGCCTCGCCGGTCTCACGTCTCAATTATATTCCGGAGTGGTCGACGGCCTGACCCGGCCCTTCTGTCGGGAGGTCGTCGGGTTCGTCTTCACCGAAGAGCAGATCACTCAGCTCGATAACAATCAGAACCTACCGGTCGCCATCTATGGCGGTGGCTACAACTGCCGGCATGGTTGGGCACCGATCTCGGAGGGGATGGCCGAGCGGCTCGGCAAGCCAAGGGCCTCCGATGATACGATTGAGAACGCCAACAAGGCCGCGAGGAAGAAATGAAGATCACCAAGATCCCTGTCAACTCGACGACCACCCTCTTCAGGTGGATCGCCGCCGAGCCAATCGATGGCACGCCAACGATCACCTTCAAGATGACGGCCGGCGATCAGTCACCGGTGATGACCGTCCTCCACTCGGCGGCGACGGTGACCGCCATCGGCAACAACCGATCCGAGCTCACCATCTCGCCGGTCATCGCCAACTTCGCCGGGCTCTCGGGCCACTGGGGTCAGGCGTGGCTTGAGACGGTGAGCGACTCGGCCTATCCGGTGCTGATCACTCGGGTCGCCGGATCGACCGCTCACCTCGCCGAGCCACTGCCTCGAGGGGTCGACCTCGCGGCGACCGCTTCACTTGAGTGGGCGACTTGGACCTGTACCCCCGGCGCGGCGATCACCGGCACGCTCGGCGCCTATACTTGGCGAGTCAATTATGTGTCGAGATCTGGCGCCGATGCACCGTCAACATCTCGACAGGATGACGGGATCTTGTCGGTCGTTCGCCGGCCCTTCAACGTTGGCTTAAGTCATTATGACCTATGCGCCTTGGTGCCCTCACTCGCCGACATGGTCCCGAGACGCCAGCAAGACTTCAACCCTCAGATCAACCTCGCCGAGGATGAGGTCGGGTTGATGGTTCGCGAGCGGGTCGAGGTCGATGGGTTCACCGAAGATGACCTCTTCAACGCTCATATATTTTCGAGGACAACGGCCTACCTCTCGGCGGCGATCATCTATGAAGGGGTCGGTCAGTTCGACGCGGCCCAACAATTTCGAGACAAGGGGGCGGACGCCTTCGACCGAGCGGCGAGGTCGGTCATCATCGACATCGCCGGCACCGGCGACCTCGGGCTCGTCGCCGACCTCGCGAGCCGTCGACAGGCCATTGACGGCGGCCGCAAGACCGACGTGAGGGGGTCGATGGCGTCTCGGTCTCAGACTGAGTACGAGAAGACCTTCGTGCCGACTCGGGGGATGAGACATTGATTAAGGTCAAGCTCTCGATGCCACTCGCTCAGATGAAGCTGGTCACCCCTCAGATGATGAGGGTCGTCGCGCTTGACTCGATTGCCCTGATCCGAGAGCGGACGGTCTCGGGTCTCGACGTGAACGGGCAACCCTTCAAGCCATACTCGACCAAGCCGATCTACATTCAGAACACAAGGTTCCCTCGACCTCGAGGGGGTCAGCCGGCCGGCAAGTCAGTCTTCTATCAAGGTGGCTACAAAGAATATAAAGAGCTATCGAGGGAACCCGGCAAGGTTGGCCCGAGACGAAACAAGAAGGCGAAGGGGCCGACCGCCGAGGTTGATCTGACCTTGACTGGGTTGATGCTCAACTCGATCCAAGTGACCAAGGTTCTATCGACTGGGTATATTCTTGAGGTCATCGGAAAGGCGGGCAAGTATGCCGGATATGTCAACGTCAAGAGGGAATTCATGGGCCTGACCATTCCCGAGCAGAGGATGATCGCCGAGTCATTTGATGAGCAGATCGCCAAGAAGTTGAGGGGGCGCTAATGGCCATCCGACAAGCGCTCGACTTCCTCATCGACCGGGTCGAGGCGACCACGCCGGCGAGCTCGATGTCTCATGGGTTCGTCTGTATCCAGAATGCCGACGGCTACTCATCGATTCTCGAGGCGAGACCGGGCAACATTCGCTACTTCGACTTCGGCAACGATGACTACATCCTACCCATCGACGACGGTGACGCCGGCCTATCGGGTCGGAAGAGGGCGACCCATACCATCCGAGTGAGGTATGACACGCCGGCCGACATCGGCCTTCGCGAACGGATCATGAGTGAAGACGCGACGACCCTAATCGATTCAATCAAGTCACCGGACTATTCGCCGGCGACAACCCAGATCACAACCTGCCTACCGGGATCTCCGGTCATCGAACCATTGTTCGACGATCAAGGGATCGAGGTGGCTTGGTTGCTGAAGTTACCTGTTCAGATTCTGTACAAAAATTGAGGTGAACCATGGCACCAACTTGGAGATCATTGTCTATCGCTGCCGAAGGGGCCTTCGCCTCAATTGACTCAGCGACCGGCCTGCCGACACCCGGCGCCCTATCATTTGTCTCGGCGCTCGTCGACCGCGATCCGATCATCGTGCCGGGTGATGCGGCCGCGACCGACCGACTCGACGCGCGCGACGGTCCCTTCAGCCTACCCCGAGAGCCAGACACGGTCTGGTCAGCTGGGTCTCGGGTCCGACGCCGAACCGGGTCGATCTCGGTTCGGTGTGACCTGACCACGCTCGGCACCGGCCTCGACTACGCGAGCACCGGCCTCGGTCGGATGCTTGGCGCGGCCATGAAGTTCAGCGCCGGCACCGCGCCAGACACGGTCGCGGCGACGGTCAACGCTAACTCATTCGACCCGACCGCGGCGACCAACACCTATATCATGGGCAACATTGTTGGCACCGAGATCAACGGTCGGGCCGAGTATGGCGCGATCACATCTAACGACCAAGGTGGAGCCGGGGTCGTCGCCTACTCGCCGGCGACGTCGGGCACCATTGGCCTCGGGGCGACCGTTCGGCAGATGGATACTTGGTACGTTCCGCAGAAGGCTAGCTCGGGTCAAATCGATGGCACCGTCGCCCTTCGGATCGATGGCGTTGGCGTCCGCACCTACTGCTACGGATGCGCGGTCGAGTCGATTGCGCTGAGTCACGACGGCGGCCGGGTGATGGCCGACATAGTCTTCCAAGCTGCCCATATCACCGACGACCATGCCTCGGCGACGGGTCCGGTCGAGCCGATCTACCTAGACGGCGCGGCACCCCACTTCCGCGGCGCCTACGCTACCCTTGGCGCGACCGCGGCGACATCCTTGACCGATGCAAGCGGCACGACCGGCGACGTCGCCGGCCGGCTCGTCGTCGACTGTGAGGCGTTCAGCGTCACGATGACCAACACCCTGACGCCCAAGGGGTTCTCGAACGATATCACCGGGATGTCTGGATGGGAGGTCAGCGACTGCACGGTCGAGGCATCCCTCACCCTATCCTCGGCCGCGGCCATCGTCGATGACGACTTCTACAACAAGACCCCTCGAGCGGTCATGATCGGAACCGGTCCACTCGGGGTTGGTATGGGCATGGCGATCAACCTGCCGGCCGGGGTGCTGACCTCCGACTCATCGAAGCGCGACATCTCAGGCGAGATCATCAAGCAGATCCTAAACTACTCGGCGAGCCGATTCGGCGGAGATATCCCGAACGTTCAAGGTCGAGGCAGCAACACTCCCTTCCGCCTCGGGCTGAATGGTAACTGGTAAGGAGATCAATTGTTCACTTTTGCCCTATCCGCCGACGAGACCCGCGACACCGTGTTGAGCTGTGATCCGGCAGTGAGCGAGACCGACGACGAGACCCTCTCGGCCTTCCGCCGAGATTGGGATGAGTCGGCCTTGACGCTGAACGGCGAGCCGACCCGGTGGCGGGTCAAAGCGTTGACACATGAAGAGATGGTTAACGCCGAACGCTCGGCGGGCATCCACCGGCGATCCGAGCTCGGCGCCAAACTGTATCAGGTCCAGCTGTCCTTCGAGGATGATGACGAGCGGGCAAGATGGCACGACGATCTCACCCTGAGAGAGCGGAAGGCGCTGACCGAGCATGTGCTCTACATTGATCGATGGATGAGAGAATTCGTCTCGGTCGGCGTGATGGTCATCGATGGCGAGGGCAACCCTCAACCGGCACTCGAGGCCATCGAGCGCATCCGGCCGGCCCACCTTCAGACAACTGTACTGACTGAACTCTGCCTTCGGGTGAGGATGATCTCGACGATGGATCTAGAAAAAAAAACATGATCATCGCTGGCGTTTGGTTGTCTCGGAGTGGTCGAGCTTGGTCGTGCCAAGACTGCGATCAGTCACCCGAGCTGCGTCGACGCCGGGGTAATTGTGGGGTCGAGCCGTTCGGCCGAGGTCTACCCCATCTTCGAGATGGTCGGGTGCCTGGCTATCGGATCGCACCTGACTCCGATCCGGAGTTCGCCGAAGAATCCTTCGACCGTTGCCCGGTCGCCGGGTCGATGGCGTTCGCCGACATCTACCAGATTTACCGAGCGCTGAAGGTCGACGGGTTAACCCTCGGCGACCTCATCCGCCGGCCGACCTCGGGACTGGTCGAGGCGCTCTCGGCGCTCGGTCACTCGTCGAGGTTGGCACACCAGAGAGATATGGAGGCGGCACATGGCGACCCAAGCCAATAAGGTTCAAGTCCAAGTCGACGTCATCGGGGCGAAGAAGGCCAAGATGGATCTCGACAAGATCACCGCTTCGACGAATAATATGGGCGCCCAATTCGGCGCGGCCTCGGCGGCGATGGCGGCGATGTCGGCGGACATGAGCGGCGGGTTGGGTATGGCCTCGGGGTCAGTGATGGCGCTTGCCCTCGGGGTTGAAGGATTGAAGTCAGCGACAGCGGCGGCGGCGCCAAGTATGACTGCTCTGCTCGGACCAATCGCCTTGATCGCGACGGCCGTCGTCGGGACTGTCTACGCCATTAAATTAATGTATGACTCGATGAGCGGCGCGACCGAACAGGCCGAGAAGCTCACTGCCGCCATCGAAGAAATGACTGGCCAGTTCGATGAGTTTCGAGACAAGGCGATCAAGCTGACCCGATCCGAGCTCGAGGAACTGACCCGAGCTCAGGTCGAGTACAAGTCGGCGAAGGAAGATCTGACCGAAGCTCAGAAGGAATCGGTCAAGGCGGCCCAAAAGGAGATCAGCCTTCAGAAGCGGCTGAAGGTTCAACTTGAAGAGCTCACCGCGGCGGAGTCGGCCTACGCCACCGAGCAGGATCGGCGCCGAGAGCAGCTCGGCCCGATGGCAGCTTTGGCGGGTGGGTACTCCACCTTAAGTAGCGAGGTCGCCAACACGACAAGCGCAACCCGACACCTGAACAAAGAGATCGCCGAGACCCGGGCTGAACTCGAGGAGTTGGGGAAGGACACGAGCGTTGAACAATTGTCTCAAGCGGCCATCGACGCGGCGAAGCGGCTCGAGGCGATCCGAGAGCGGATCGAAGAGCGGGGTGCCGATGCCCAGAAGAAGCGGGCCGAGGAGGAGGCGAAGCGGGCGACCGACCTCGCCAACAAGCGCCGAGCGGCGTGGCTCAAGATGCTCGCCGACGAGGAGGCGCTGAGCGTTCAGCGAGAAGCCCTTCGGGTCTCGATGATCGAGGATGAAGAAGAGAAGGCGCTCGCCGTGCTCGAGCTCGCCAATGAGCAACGGATGAAGGCCATCGACAAGACCTCGGCTCGGGCTGCCGAGAAGGAGAAGAGTCGGTGGATGATAGTCGAGGCGGGCCTTCATGAAGAGCTGAAGATCCGGACCGACTTCGCCGACCGCCGGCGCATCGCTGAAGAGGAGACGGCGAGGCGGGCGGCCGAACTGTATGCCGCCGAGATCAATGAGCGGGTCGCCTTCGCGCTTAAGCTTGAAGCGATTGATGCCCAGATCCAGACTCAGGCGGCCGCCGGGATTGCCGCATTCGATAGTCGGCTTGATGCCCTATCAGATGGGATCTCGGGCTCGCTCTCGATCATGACCTCATCGACGATGAAGGCGGCCGAAGCGATGAAGAGCTCACTCGATGGCCTCGACAGCATGTTGGCCGGGGTCGGCGAGGGGTTCGCCGCGGCCGCGGTCGACGCCTTGATGGCCGGCGCATCCTTCTCGGCGATGCTCAAAGAGCTTGCGGCGAGTGCGGCGAAGGAGGCCTTCGTCTCGGGGTTGATGCAGACCGCCAAGGGGATCGCCCGACTCGCGGTCGGCGACGTCGCCGGGTCAGCCGCCCACTTCAAGGCGGCCGCCATCTTCGCGACGGTCGGAGGGGTCGCGGCTGGGATCTCAGGTGGCCTCGGGGGTGGATCGGCTGGGAGCTCAGCGCCGGCACCGACCGCCGAACCGGACCGATCAACATTCGACCGAGACCCCGGCGCCGGTGGCGGGCCGACCGTGATCAACGTCAACTTCGCCGGCGATGTCTACGACTCGGAGTATGCCGCGAGCCAAGCGCTCGCCGCCCGAGTCACTCGGGCAATGAACGACCGAGGCCGAGGTCGGCCAATGCTCCGAACCACTCGACGGGGAAGTGCTTATGCCTAGGCTAGATAGTGCGCCGACATTCGGCCTAATGTCATCATTCGATCCGACCCCTTGGGCGGGTGAGATCATCTTTCGCCGAGGTGCGACCAACGTGACCGGATCGGCCGCCTGGACGGTGCCGGTCGAAGATGCCTTGACCTTTCTGAATGGTCGGGGGTCGGAGGTCGGCAACACCTTCGGCGAGCAGCTCGCCGCCGAGCTCGCGACCCAAGGGATCGGCGGCACTTGGGCGGTCAGTCTCGAGCGGAATGATAAGCTTAGGGTCAAGGTGAGCGGCGCCGGCGCGGCCGCCTTCAGCCTTGGGATCACCGGGCCGGACTGGTCAGGTCTCGGCGGCACCGTCAACTCGGCCTTCATCCTCGGTGAGCATGTCGTCGACATGCCGATCAATTGGCTTCGGGGCAACCTCGAGCAGCCGATGGTCTTCTTCACCCAAGGTGCGGCGAGCTTCAAGGCACCGGCCGCGACCGTCGTGCAACGGGTGCAAGACGTCCCGACCTATCTGAGGATACTCGGCAACGGCGACGACGACGACACCCTGCCGACGACCAACCTCGCGGTCTTGGACAACGCCGCCAACGACCCAGCGACCAAGCGGATCAGGTGGGGGATCGATGGCGATGGGCATGTCTATTGCACTTACCCAAACGGGATCTCGGCGATCACTTGGGTCTCGACCACCTTTCGAGATCGACTCGGATTCACCGGAGTCGTCGCCGACCTCGGCCGAGATGCCCTCGTCTATGATGGGTCAATCGGTCTCTATACCCTGACCGCGGCCAACCCCTTGCCGGGTCTCTTGATCCCGTCGAGGCCGATGGAGTCTCAAGAGTACAATGTCGATCTGGTCTCATCGGGTCGGCGGAAGATCTCGGGGGGTTGGGTGTCGAATCGGATCGGGTCATATGTTGGCGAGACGATCCGGCTCTTTGTTGATGGGCCGGCCGACATTAAAGACCTGACCCGGCACTTCACCAACCACTTCGTCGGGTACATCAACCAAGGCGCTCGGATCAATGTCTATCAAGACTGGGGTGATAGTCGGCGAGCCCTCGCCGAGGATGATGTGACCGACTCCCAACGGGCCTATGACCTCCTCTATACCAGCGAAGAGAATGGGTTCAGGGGTAGGGTCAGGGGGTCAATGTCATCGACCGGCCCTTACCAGCTGACCTACCCTCAACGCCTTCGCCGCCGATCTCCGATCACGATCCGGATCGAGGAACTCTGATGGCTAACACCTACACCGATCCGCATTCATCGGCCGCGATCCTACCTGACCCCTCGGCGACCTCGTCGGGCATGGTGATCAAGGCCGAGACGCCGTCAAGGGTTGGCAACCTCACCAACTATCTGATCGCCAATGCCGGCGCGGGTCAACCGATCATCAGCCAATCTTGGGCTGAAGATTGTTGTGCTTGGAACGGCGCGACGATCCAGATCTGTGAGTGGCGGGTGCCGGTCTTGTCGAGCATCCACCAAGATCTGACGATTCAGATCAACGCGGCGGCCTCGGCCTCTTTGGGTACGGTCACGATCCACTCGGCGCTGAACGCGGCGACGGTCAGCGTCAACATCAACTCGGCGGTCGATGGTTGGTATGACGCGACTCTCAACATCGGTGCACCCGGCGCGGCAACCTACGACACGATCACGATGAGCCTGGCAGCTGCCGCCGGCGACGTCGACGTCAACTCGATCACGATCTCATACACCCCCCTTACCTCACCCCTCGCGGCCGGCACCTCGACGACCGGAGGGAAGGTGGCGACCCCGATGGGTACCACCTCACTCGGGATCGACTACCCATTGACGAGCTCGCGAGGTCATGAGCTGATCAACACCCTTGACGCGATCAACCGTCGACCTCGGGTGATCTCTAACTGGTCAGGGCTGACCGGCAACCAGGCCTACAAGCCTCGGGCCGGCGAGCATTGGATGTGGGATCAGACCGTTGGGCAAAGGCAACGGGGTCAGGCATGGGCCGAAGCTCGGGCCCAAGGGGTCAGCTATGTTCTACACGCCAACATCGACGAGACCATCGGGTTCCCTCGGGTTGTTCAATGGGCCGAAGGTCAGGTCTCGAACATCCTCGCCGGCCAATCGGGTTGGATCACTCTGACCTGGTCGGCGCTCGACGTCTCCGAGACTCCGCCGTATTGGGGCTACCCTCTGATCTCGGATGAGATGAACGCGGCTCCCTACATCAATATCGAGGTCGGCGGCGGCGCGACCCTGATCATCGCTCCGGTCAAATCATTTGTGTATTGGGAGGTGATCACATGAGCCGACCGACCCGTCAGATCTTGGCGCCACCTCCGACCCAGTCAACCAAGTGGCAGCGACCCGTCACCGGCGGAGGGATCAGCCGACTCGCCGACGTCGCCCTCTATCAGGCGGCCGCGAGGTATCGGCGGGTGAGTCACCATTCATTCACTTACCTTCGGATCAACTTGCCCGACAATGCCCTGTCGGGTTCGGCGATCAATTGGCGGGCGCCGGCCTCGACCCAAACTCTCGAGGTACCGTTCACGCCGTCGATCATGGGTCGGTACATCGGCGCGATCATCGAGTGCACTGCCTCGAGGTCAGGTGCATCATCGATCCTAATGGAGCTCTGGACCTATGGCGCGGCGCCAACTTGCATCGATGGCGGGTGCACTTGGTCTCAGGTCAATGGTCACATCTTGCCCGAAGATCGGGGCGGTAACTACCCAAGGTCGACCCTTTCGACCGGCACTCGGACCCGAGGCGCCAACGTCGCCCTCGGCGCGGCGACGACCCCTCGGTGTCTCTTTGTGCCCGATGACACCTCAACCCTGAAGCCTCCGAACTATCGAGGTGAACCCCTCATGCTTCGGCTGACCTGCGTCGACCTTAACCCGGAGTCGATTGACATCTTCGAGATGTTTGAAGGTGAGGTGGTATGACTGACATCTACTCAGATCATCAGCGCCGGGTCTTCTGCCTGGTCATCGCCGGGGTGCCGGTCCGGTACCACTCCGGACCATCGCCGGCCGCCCACCTCGGCGGGCAGATCAGCGCAGTCGCCGCGGTGCCATACACCGACGTCAACTCCCTCGTCTCGGTCAGTCAGTACTCGTCTCGGCTCGACGTGATCGGGGGGGTTGCGACCTACGACCCGATCACGATCACGCTCGCGGTCGACCGGTTCGGCGGCGAGACTGACCCGTCGACCATCTTCGGCCGGCTTGGTCGGCGAGCTGCCTCGGTGACGAGCGCTCAGCTTCGGGCCTCGATCCTTCACCGGGAGCTGCCACCCTTCGACATCGAGGTCGAGGGGTCGGGCAACTTCCCGGGCAACCCGACCTTAGTTCATATCGGCGCCGAGACTTTCACGAAGACCTCGAGTGTTAGTCATGGCACTTGGGAAGAGGTCCGGATCATCGAGCGAGGGGTCGGCGGATCGACCAAGCAGAATCATGTGATCAACGAAGTCGGGCTGATCCCCGAGGCGACCAACCACGTCACCAACTGGAGGTCAAGGCGGGCGACCCTTTACGCCGCCACCCTTCGAGATGATGGCACGACCACCCCATACACCGAGATCATGAGGGGGTTCATCGACACCTCACCTCGGGTGGACAGCGACACTTCAATCGCTCTCGACCTAGTCCCGATCACCGCAATGTTAGACAACGAGATCGCCTCCGAGCAGGGATACTCGACCACCCTTCGGCAGGGTTGGCACTACTTCGAGAGTGATAAAGGATGTGTGATCGAGCATGCCCAAGGTACTCTTGAGTCAGAGCTCGGCACCACCTTCCCGACCGTCTCGGGCCAGATCACAGCGTTCAACGCGGCGACCGGCGAGATCACTTTGTCGGGTGGTCACAACCATCAGCAGATATTTGACATCACTCTTGAGGACCGACACCCGAGGTCAGGTCGGTTCATCGGCTTCCGAGACTTCAACGTCGCCGAAGAGCCGAGCGCCTACTCGCCGGCGGTACCACCTCACACCGGATACTTCTTCCCGGTCGGCCTTTGGGCGCCGTCGGTCGGTCAGGATATCATCCTACTCAACCCCCTCGAGCTTCAGAGGTATGAGATCCTACCCCTCGGGTCGGCGGCCGAGCTTCGGGAGTGGCCCGACCTACTCAACGACTTCAACGCGGCCCAACCAGTCACCCATGCCGGGATCGGGGGTGCCTGGCTTCGGCTGACCTTCGCCGACATTCACACCGCCGAGCCCAAGCTCAACGCCGCTTGGAATACCGCGGCGCCGGTCGTCGGCGGTCGGTTCGGGGTTGGGTTCTGGACTGACAAGTTCTTGGCACATCAGACCCTTCAGGACGGCGCGGCCCTGCCGGCGATGCTTTGGGACCCGGTCGGCGGGCCTTGGCCGATGATGACGAATGATCGGCGGCTCAACTATGCCATCGACTACGCTCCGGCCGGCGATGATCATTTCGTGATCGATTGGCAGAATGATGTCGACGGCGGATCTCAGCGGGTCTATCGCCATCACATGCCATCGCCGGCGACCATGCGCCAAACGATCCGGGGGATCGCCCGAGGGTATTATCAGCTCGGCGAGAGGTATGTCCTCGTCTCCGACCCGTTGATCCTGCCGGCCATCGTCGACCCGTCGACCGTCTACTATCTTCAGATCACTTACTTCGACCGAGCCGAGCAGGCGACCAAGTCGAGGATGATGGAGGCCTTCACCTCGGCGGCAGTGAGCTCGGGGGGTCAGGTCATTGGCTACGCGGTCAGGGTTAACCCCTTCACCCTACCACCGAGCCAGCGGGTCGGATCGTTCGGCGATTGGCCCGGGTCGCCGAGATGTGAGATCAAGCTCGGCAGCTACCTCGACGGGCTGACGCCGGGTGGTCTGATCCTCCGACTTCTGCTCTCGGGCGGGGGTGGTCAGATCAACGATCCGACTTATGATGTCCTGAGCTATGGCGCCGGACTGACCACGGCTGATCTCGACGTCACCTCCATCGAGGCAATCACCGCTCCGCTTGGGCTCGACTTGTGGCGGCTCGCCCTGCCCGGCGACGGGGTCAGCGTCCGCGAGGTCATCGACCCGATCCTTAAAGCCTTGGGGTATGCCCTGGTCATGCGCCGACTCGCCGATGGTCGATGTGTTCTCGGCGCGGTCGCCATCGGTGCCGAGTACTCAGACACCTCGGCCGGCACCATCGCCGAAGGAGACTGGCTGACCGACGACCCGCCGATCTGGGGTGCGGCCGATACCATCGTCAACTCGCTCGAGATCCTCGCCGACTATGACTCGGAGGCCGAAGAGTATCGAAGCGAGACCACGATCAACAATCAACGATCCATCGGCGCCCTATCGGGTGAGGTCCGACCGCTCGAGCTCACCCTGCCCGGGCTCGAGCTGAACCGGGTCGACTGGGAAGATGCCGCGTCGACCCTCGCCATCTTCCGACCCCTCTTCAGCCGGATTTTTAACTTGTACGGTGCACCGGTCCGGACGTTCAGCGGAGGGGTCGGCACCGGCCGGGGTCTTCGGGGTGAGGTCGGGTCGGTCTACTCGCTGACCTCGAGCCACCTCCGAGGCTATGATGATTCATGGGGGGTCGAAGATGTTCGGGCGCTCGTCACCTCTTCGACGGTCGACTTGATGGGCGAGGGTACCCACCTCGAGCTGATGTACTATGGCACACTCGGCGCCGGGTGGAACGCGGCCGCCTTGGTCGCCGCCATCGACTCACCGACCTCGGTGATCGTCGACGCTAACACCTTCAGCGACGTCTCGCCGACCGGCGACCCGCTCAAGGATATTCAAGGGTTCGGGCCGGGTGCTCAGGTCGATCACTTGCCGGCCGGAGACCATGACGCCCGAACCAGTCACACGATCAACTCGGTCGACATCGCCGCGAACCGGATCGTCTTCAACGCGGCTCATGGGCTTGTGGCGACCGGCGGCACGATTGAGCCACCGACCTATGACAACGCAACCTCGGCCAGGCAGCTGCAAGCATACCTAGCAGACGCCGCCGGCAAGCTCGGCGCGGCCAATGATGATGGGAAAAATTATTTATGAAGAGGCCAACCAAGAAGAAGCCAGCGCCGACCGAGCCGACCCGCGAGGAGCTCCTCGAGCAGGTCGAGCGAATGCGGACCATGCTTCGCCAGACTTACCGCGAGATGACTCAACTCTATGCCGACCTCGACCCAATATTGAAGCGCGCACCGGCCATGATGAGCCGGCACCCGAACGCCTTCGCCGCGGCCGTGGTCGCCGTCGCCGAGTCGGAGTGGATCGCAGACATCAGAGATGATGACTCGGGCGCCGTTCGGATCGATGAGTATATCCGGGGCGAGCATGGCCTCGGCTGGGGTTCGGCCGACGTCCGGAACTTGAACGAGCGGCGAGCCTACCAGCCTCAATCGTTCAGTTGGTGCGGCGCATTCGCGGCCTACTGTTACGGGCTCGGCGCCGAGATGACCGCTCGGGCCCGCAAGTACACCCTGCCTTCATGCTCTCGACTCTGGCGAGATTGGGGTGGTACGGATCGACTCATGGGTGGGTCGATGCCCGAGAAGATGCTGCCGGCCATATGGCCTCAAGCGGGTGACATCGTCACCGTCCAGAATGCCGGATCGGTGGCCCGCGAGCAGGGATCTCATATCGTTTTGTGTGTCGACGTCGACACCAAGGGCGGCACGTTCGCGACGATTGAAGGCAATGCCTGGGGATATTTCCCCGATGGCACCCGAGGTGAGGGGGTCGTTCGGAACTCGCGCGTCGTCACATCAATCGCCAAAATCTATCGACCGGTCGCGACCGACTTCGACCAATAATCAGGAGACTAGATCATGTTTGGGAACCGAATTCTTTCGCCAACGACTGCCGCCGAGTACGTCGGATCGAGTGACACAACGGTGTCAACCGATTGGATCGACTACTCATCGGCCTCGACTCAAGACTCGATGACCGGCGCCGCCTTGATCGGTGGGCTCGTTTGGGGGTCGGTCAATATCGATAACACAGACGGCACCGGCGCGGTCTATCTCAAGTTGAGAGCTCGGACCATCGCCGGCGACCCGGTGACTAACGAGATTCAGATCAAGGCGGGTGCTGCCTATGAGCAGACCCTCTTTGGGCTGAGAGGAGGCATGCCTTCGACGATCAGCATTAAGAAGGCGGTCGGCGCGGATACGACCCGAGTGATCGGCGAGTTCTTCAGGGGGACATACTAATGGCGATCAAGATTGAACCACCTGCCGGCGGAGGTGGCGGCGGCGGCGCGGTCACTTCGGTCAATACGAAGGTCGGCGCGGTCGTTCTCGACACCGATGACATTCTCGAGCCAGGCGGCGCGACCAACGAATGGTTCACGGCTCCCCGAGCCCTCGCGGCGGTGCCCTCGATCCAAGACAAGACCAACTATGTCAACGTCACGAGCGCTGACATCCAAGCCGGGATCAACGCGGTCGCGACGACCAACGAGGCGGTCATCGTATCACCCGGCACATTCAACTCATCCGGCGTCGTTGTCTCGGTAAACAATAAGGATTACCTGAACATAAAGTCGGTGGGCGGGGTCGAGAACTCACCCAACGCTTTCGTCGGTGATAGCGTCACCCCTCGAGGAATGGAGTTGACCGGCACGACGAACAAGTGCCGGATCAATGGGTTCGGGATCTATGGCACGGTCACGATCAACTCGGCGACCGGCGGAGGTGTTGCCAACAATCGGTTCCATAACTGTCATATGTATGGCGCTGTTACCGTCGCCAACGCCGGAGCCTCGCCGCTCTCATCCTTCGTCGGGTTCTACGGCTGCGAGTTCAATGGCGATGTGACGATCAATGTCGGCGTGACCGGGTTGGTGCTCTTCGTCCGGTGTCTGTTCGCCGGCGGGTCGAAGATCATCAACTCGACCGGCGCCGCGGCGAAGTCGATCTAC